AAAATTTGCTTAACTCGAATGCTCTATGAATGATGCAATATTTTGTGCTATTGTGTCGTGTTATGTTCTGTCCTGCGCTGTTATGTTTTTGACATATGAGCCATTCTTTTCTCAGATGGTGCATACCGTTACACCATCCATAGAACACTCGAATTAAGCATTGAAACTGTTTAGACGGCTATCTTGTCGATTTCTTCAAATACGTTCTCTAACTCAGAAAGCGACTTATACCGATTTTGAAAGCTTCTCAGCTCTGCGTAAGCCCTCTGCAGCAACTTCTGATACTCGTCAGGTTGTGTTGCAAAATGTGTTGTCGGCATATACACATTTTTCTGACTTGTGATCTGGAAGTGTCTAATAGGCGGTTTGTTGTCCTGCTTTGGGATAACTACAAAGAACTGGATAAGCTGTCTTGCCTGCTGCAAGCGATATTTCTCTGCCGCTATGCTATCATTCCATTCAAAGCACTTATGAAGTTCTGACTGTTCGTCTCTCGCTTTCTCAAGTACTTGTTCTGGCGTTATCTCTGCATCTCTTCCGATTTCATCCAGACACTTTGCAGCGTTGGCTTTAAAAATTCCTTCTATTCTCCATTTGATTTCATCCATAGGCTATCTCCCGATCAGGCAGACATAAAAGGTGGCAAAGCATCTTTGTTTGCTTCCTTATTCTGCTCATTTGGTTCTTCAAATACCTGTGAATTTGCGTTTTCTGAAATATCTTTCTCCATCTGTTCCTGCAAACTTTCACTTGTGTTTTCTTCAAAATCATTGTCCTCTGCTTCCTCTTTTGTATAAAGTCCCATTGCAACTTCTGGACAATTAAGTCTTGAAAAAAATGAAGCAGCACGATATCTAAGCATGAGCTGTGGCATTGTTTTCCACTTACTACCGTTCTTTGCAATCCATCCTTCATCCTTTGCCATTTGCATGTCAACTGTCATACCATCAACTCGTCTGCCGTCTTTGGTAGTCCAAGCGGTACAAGAAAAAGGCTTTCCGTCTTTGTCTTTTGTTTCCTCGTACTGTAGCTCCATGTCGAATTTGTGGCTGTTGTTAATTCTTGCAATAAGGAACTGTGAGCTCCAAGACGGTCTACCCTGAATAGGATATAAATTCTGCATAACCATCATTGCGCTCACACCCATTCGTTGCGCCATTTCGATGGCGATTAAACAGTTGGATGGATTCTTCTGGTATGTAGTCGGAACAATTGTGGATTCAGCCAGTGCCTTTGCCATCTGCATAGCCATAATGAAATTATCGCTTGTTCCAAAAATTCCAAGACTATAATCGGTTACTCTCTTTGTTGACTGCTGCACAACCTGCTTTCCACTCTCTACAATTGCTGTATCTGCCATTATTCCTTGTCCTCCTTGACTTCCTTAACCTTGATATGTATCTTGTTCAATAACTCACTCAATTTCTCAAATGATTTAAGTGTAAAACCGCCAAACATCACGAGTACGACAGCGTCTTTTGCTAAATCGCCTGAAAAATATGATACTTTGCCTTGTACCACTTTAAACTTCAACCCTATTGGGAAAAGCTTGTCATCACCTTTTACAACTTCTACTGTGCCATTGTAAGGAACTAGCTGTTTTTCCTCTTCCTGCTCCGGCTCTGTGTCCTCTGCACTGTCTGTGTCATTATTCTTGTCAGCCTTTAATACATCTAGTAATTCCTGCGCAGCGTCTCTGAGTGCTTCCAAAAAACTAAGGTCATCTCTACTTTTGAAAAGTCCCAATCCTATTTCTTTGGCTTGATTGTCTTTAATAGCAATCATTCCTATACGTTCTCCAGCACATATCTCAAATCTCTCACTCATAATTATTCTCCTTGTTCAATTTTATTATTTTCTGGCGCTCTTTTGATCGTCTTGATATTGCTTCTTCCATAGGCTTCTATCCATGAAAGGTCTACCGGCTCATCTACCACTGTGACTTTTGTGCCGTTTGGAGTTACTGCTTCGTCTCCAGGCTTTAAATCTTCCTCTGTCGCAAAACAATAACTTCTTTTGCTGCCCTCATATCGGGCTTTTACATAATTACTCATTAGCTTTCTCCTTTTAATGCGAAGATTGATGAGGAAAAGATACAAACCGGGCGGACACCGCAGCTGCCGTAGCAACCATAGATGTCGACGTAGCCAGACGAAAGAACAACGGCAGTCCACATATAATATTCGTTGCACGGCGTACTCCATGGAGTAAGTAACCACCAGCAATACCCTTCGTTTGGGATCAGGCTTCTGTATTTTCTGTACTCGTCAAGAGTAAGCAGCGAAACCTTGTCTTTACATGCTCTGTATTGATTCTGTCCATCAACAGACAGTAAATCCCTCTCAAACCCAATAACATTCTCCTCTCCAATTTCATTTTCTATTTTTTCAAGGAGATCACTATTCAGATGCTGACGTAGTTCACTGATTCTCCAGTCATTTATGTCTGGATCAAATCTCATCAACTCTGATTTTTCTGCAAGGCACATACAGCCTGAATCAAGAACATCAAGGATTTTCCATTTTAGCCCTGCAAGTTCGAACTGATTGCCTGCTTTAGGCTCAACATCAATTTTTCTTTTTGAATTACCTTCTAAAATGTTTACTCTTTTCTTTAGATCATTGAACTGCTTTTGCAGTTCTTCTAATGTTAATTCAGCCATTTACTCTCCTTTCGATACAAAGATGTTAGATTTTAAGATACAAACTGGGCGAACACCGTTGCTGTTGTTGCAACCGTCGCAGCTGATGCTGCCGGACGGAAGAACAACGGCGATTGAACGATTGTATTCACGGTTTGGACTAGTCCATGCTGTACAAGTCCACCACCAATCATCCAAATCATTATTAACAATCAAGTTGTTATACTTTCTGGCCTCGTCAAAAGTGAGCGGGCGGACCTTGCAAGTCAGCTCCCCATAATTATCATGGCCATCCATTGTCTCAAGGCTAACTCTGTGTTCCACAAGATTCTCTGCTCCGACTTCATTTTCAATAATTGGCTGGATTTCAGCTTCGATGTATTTTCTAAGTCCAGATGTTTTGTAATCCGCTGTATCATCTGCAAATTCTCTGTCTTCTGCTATAAAATCCTTTGAGATAACCTTGGTTTTTCCTTCGTGCTGTTTGAGGACAATATAATCATTCTCTCCAATACAAAATGCTTCTCCGGCTTTTAAGCTTTCCAGTTTAACCTTGTTACTCTGCTCTCTTTCTTCAAGCATTTTTACTAATGCTCTTGCAGCTTCAAGTTCTTTACTCATCTGTCTCCTTTCTTATAGTCGTGGTGACTTAACTAAATCACGTACAACTCTATATTTTGAAATGTTTTCTCCATCTTTCTCAACAAAGTAGAACGCTCCATCATTCGGTTCTCTGAAACCGCTGTAATACTTTGTATTTACCATTGCCGCATCCTGCTCCTTGCAGCGGCTGCACCATTCGCGGATTTCTGCGCCGAGGTAACTTTCTCCGCTGTTCACTACAACCATTTGCTCTCTCCTTTCTTTTCTTCTCTGGTGGATTGTAGCAATCTATAAACTCGTGTAAGTCATACAAGCTGCATCCTCTAAATTTCAATGTTTCATTTTGTTTCCATAAGCGTTCTGCTCTCACACCAAATTCGTCTGAAAAGCTCTGGATCAACCCTTTCATGGCTTTCTGCCTAGTTCTTTTAATTTCTGTTGCCGTCCTTCCAGTCCTTGGTGTTATTGCATCCACTCTTCTGTAGATATGCCCAATCAGTTCTAACCGCTGCTCCTCTGTTAACTTCATAGGCTTATTGTAACTGGCGATAAATCGCCTGAATGATCTTGGCATCATACAACGCATTGTGTTTTACCCCTTTAGGAAGCGACTTTCCCAGCTTTGTTAAGAGTTGTTCGCGTGATAAATCAAACGCTTCCTTTTCAGAAATTCTTAGCACTCTTGCAATATCCTGATTGATGTCGTGGCAACTTGCCGATATGCAATTAGGAAGCTCCAATGCGGAACTTGCCAAAAGATCAACCAGTAAAACAAAATCGTAATGAGATACATCTGACACGAACTGAATATCACTCTCAAAATGTTTAAGCCATTCAAGAAGTGATTCTCGTACCTCATATTTGCTACCAACCACAAATACGGTGTTTTCCTTGTCTAGCAACTCTGCAAGCTCCTTATTCTCACCCTTTACCACTGTATTTGATAATACGTTTTCCTCAATCCAAGGTGTGATCTGATAATCTGCGAAGTCATTAAGTTCTGCGTAAAAGGATTCACCGCTTGCAGATACAATTCCAATACTTATTAGGGTTGTGTCTTTATGCAATCCTGTAAGCTCTGCATCAAAGTACAGATTTATCATTTTCTTTCGCTCCTTCCTTTTCTTTATATTCCTCTGCCTGCTCCATTCCGATGATGTAGGCAAGCTGTTTTTCCGTTAAACATGGAAGCAGCCGTGTTGCTGTTTCAAGCAATTGCTCTTTGCTTTCCCCATGGTAAATAAAAATTGTTGATCACTCTCCTTCTTCATTATCTTCAATGCTGCTTGGATTCAGCATTATCATTAACAGCTTCTTCCAAGCAAATGATGTGTTTACTACATATCCCTTTGCAGTTTGATACTGCATATGTACCACATGTGGGTACTTAGCTTTAATTACCGCGTTGACCGTTACTGGTGTTCCATCTGGCGTTTTTACATTCAGCACAACAGTGTCGCCCTGCTTTGCTGTTTCTTTCAGCAGCTCCGTGTCTCTGCTCATTTCTCCACTCAAATGCGGCAATATTTCTCTTAGATTCATACATTTCCTTTCTATATGGCTCAGGCATTCTAGCCCAAGCCACGATTTCATAGCCAGAATCTTCAAATCCACCATCTGGCAAATTCGCCTGGCAAGCTTCTTTCGAAACCCACCATCTAAATCTGTTCTTTGGGTCTGGTCCCC